GCGTGACCTTCTTAAGGTTATTCACTATGCTATGCTACTACTTCACTTTGACGGTCACTATTCTCGTCAAGATAACGGTCTCTCTGAATTTCGCTGATTATTATGAAACTATCTGACAACACTCTTTCTATTCTCAAAAACTTTGCTGGTATCAATCAATCTATTCTCTTTAAAGAAGGTAGTAACCTGCGAACCATTAGTGTAATGAAAAACATTCTCGCAGAAGCAACTGTAGAAGAAGAGTTTCCTAAAGATTTTGGAATTTATGATCTCAATCAATTCCTAAATGGACTTAACCTACACCATAATGCCGAACTAGACTTTGAAAATGATAACTATGTTGTTATTCGTGAAGGAAAGTCTCGTTCTAAGTATTTCTTTGCTGATCCAAATGTAATTGTTACTCCCCCAGACAAATCTATTTCTCTTCCAAGTGAAGATGTATGTTTTATTCTGGATACTAAGCAACTAGATAAACTTCTTAAGGCTGCTGCGATTTATCAACTTCCAGATCTTTCTGTGGTTGGCGAAGCAGGAGTAGTTAAACTGGTTGTTCGTGATAAAAAGAATGATACATCTAACGACTTCTCTGTAGTTGTTGGTGAGACTGATGAAGTGTTCACCTTTAATTTCAAGGTTGAAAATCTTAAGATTCTCCCTGGAACTTATGAGGTTGTAATCTCACAAAAACTTCTTTCACGGTTTAAGAACACTGGTTTTGATGTAACTTATTATGTTGCAATGGAACCGGACAGTACTTTTGGGTGATACGATACTAAAGAGTTGAGGAACCTATCATTAACATCTTCGTAACCAATGAATTTCCTGCTGAGAGTGCTATCTGCCTTCCTGACAAGCACATAGTCAAAATGCCCCTTGAGTGCTGCCAGATGCTCTCTATAGTGGCATCCAAGTGGTATCATAACTATGGACCCCTCCTCAAGGCAGACAGCACTCCCTACAGCACGGAGAAGGGTGCATTTCGCAATCATCCTTGTACCAAATGGGCAGCAGAGAGCATTCATAATGCCTACTGGTTGATTAAGCACGGTATGAACCTGTGTGATGAATACACTGTTCGTTATGGTAAGGTTCATTCTTGTTACAAGACCCTCGTAGATGCCTATTATTTGTTCCCTCGTGGTAAAATTAATAAGGTAGAAAACTTCGTTCGTGCAATGCCAGATGAATATAAACTTGACGACAGCATTGACACTTTTACTGCTTACAAAAAGTACATTAACTCCAAGACTTGGGTTAGAGACAATTATCTTCGTATGCCGCAAAGAAAACCTGATTGGGTAAATTAAATTAACCAAACTACACCAAATGTCGTTTGGTTATAAATAATAATAGTTATTACTCTTCTAATGGAACTCAACGGAATTACATACAAACAATCAAAAACCTATCCAGACATTTATGTGAGTGCTTGTGGTAAAATTCTGAATGTAAAACCTATTGGAAGAGTTGATAAAAGAGATGGTTATGTTGTAGTTCGTGAAAAACGACTTCATCAACTTGTGGTAGAATGTTGGGGAGAACCCAGACCAAAAGGTAAAGATTGGTGTATAGATCATATTGATGAAAACAAAACCAATAACAAAGTAGAAAACTTGAGATGGTTGCCTCGTTCAGAAAACACAAGAAGATCGCATATTGGTAGAGTAAATCCTAAAAAAGCAGTAGTTCAGATGGAGAAAGAAATAAAAGAAGAAATTATTAATCTTTCTAATCAAGGATTGTCTCAAAGACAAATTGCTGCTATTATGGGGAAAAATCAAAGAAGTATTTGGAATGTATTAAATGGAGTTTATTGATGAGTGACAATTTTTTGTGGGTGGAAAAGTGGAGACCAAAAATTGTAGAAGATTGTATCCTTCCAGAGGATACTAAAAAAACTTTTTTGGATTTTATTGAAAAAGGTGAAATCCCCAACCTTCTTCTTTCTGGTCCTCCTGGTATTGGAAAAACTACTATTGCGAAAGCATTATGCGAACAACTTGGAGCAGATTATTATGTCATTAACGGATCCGACGAAGGGCGTTTCTTGGATACTGTCAGGAACCAAGCAAAGAACTTTGCTTCGACCGTATCACTTCAAGGAAATGGTAGGCACAAAGTCATCATTGTGGATGAGAGTGACAACACAACCAACGATGTACAACTCCTACTACGGGCAAATATTGAGGCATTTTATAACAACTGCCGATTCATCTTTACCTGCAACTACAAAAACAAAATCATTGAACCTCTGCACTCCAGATGTGCCGTCATTGACTTCACAATCAAAGGGAAACAAAAAACCCAGTTGGCAGGATCCTTCTTCAAGCGTCTACAAAACATCTTGGATGCGGAAGGCGTCCAGTATGATCAAAAGGTCGTTGCAGAACTGGTCACGAAACACTTTCCAGACTTCAGGAGAGTCCTCAACGAATGTCAAAGGTACTCTACGGGAGGAAAAATTGATGCGGGGATTCTTGCATCTTTCTCTGACATCTCTGTAAATGACCTTATCAAGAATCTTAAGGAAAAGAATTTTACGGAAGTTCGTAAGTGGGTTGTCTCCAATCTGGATAATGATTCTTCTCTTATCCTACGGAGGGTATATGATGCTCTCTATGATGCTCTGGTCCCAAGTACAATTCCCGCTGCTGTCCTTATTATTGCTAAGTATCAGTATCAAATTGCTTTCGTCGCTGACCAAGAAATTAACCTCTTAGCAGCATTAACTGAAGTTATGTGTGAGTGCGAATTTAAATGAAATCGTTGAAAACACCACTACTAAATAGAAGTGGAGTAGTTTTAAACTTATGGCTAAGGGAACTATCTACGAACATAGAGAACCGACAGAAACTGAACTTGCTTGGATATCTGGAATATGGGAAGGTGAAGGCTCCTGGTCTTACAAAAAAGGAAGAACACGGACTTTTGCTAATGGAAAAACTTATACTGAAAAAGATTATCTTTCTATGAGTATGTCTATGACCGACCAAGATATTATGGAGCGAGTTGCTGTTATAATGGATGGAAGGAAAATAACTTATACTGATGGTGGTCCAGTTCATAAAGCAGCAGGTCAAAAACCAACTTATTATATAAACCTTCAGGGTGAAGCGGCGACAAGGTGGACTGAATTGATGAAACCTTATCTTGGCAAAAGGCGTCGAGAAAAGTATGAAATGATTATGGAGAAATTGAATGCCAATTAGTCAAAAACAACTAAAAACCTGTTTAAGGTATCCTGGTGGAAAGTCCCGTGCCTGTGAAAAGATGGGCGCATACTTTCCAGATCTTCGCAACTATGATGAATTCCGCGAACCATTTCTTGGTGGCGGATCTGTTGCAATTTATATTACCAAGAAATATCCCTCTCTGGATATTTGGGTAAATGATTTGTATGAACCTCTTGTAAACTTCTGGCAACAACTCCAGATGTTTGGAGATGACTTGAAGAACGAACTTAGTGGGTTAAAGTTGGCATATTGCACACCTGAACTTGCTAGGGAACTTTTCTTAAAATCAAAGGAGCAAATCAATGATGAGTCTGAAACGAACCTTAATCGTGCTGTTGCTTTCTATATTGTTAACAAATGTTCTTTTAGTGGTCTTACCGAAAGTTCTTCTTTTTCTCCATAGCAATTTTTCACTGAAAGGTATTGAGAAACTTCCGGAGTATTCAAAGTTAATCGCTAATTGGCGTATAACTAATTACTCCTATGATTATCTGATGGATGGAAATAAAGGTGCTTTTATGTATCTCGATCCTCCTTATGACATTAAGGATAATCTCTATGGGCGTAAGGGATCAATGCACAAAGGATTTGATCACGATAAGTTTGCTGCTGATTGCGATAATAACAATATGGATCAGTTGATTAGTTATAATTCGGATCAACTTGTAAAAGATCGCTTTAAAAACTGGAATGCCGCTGAGTTTGATTTAACTTATACGATGCGTTCTGTTGGTGAATATATGCGAGATCAAAAGAAACGAAAGGAACTCTTGCTTTTTAATTATGGAATTGAAGGACTGGTTAAACTCGATCAATCAGACGAAGCAACACCTGATTGACGAAGATCCTTCACTTGAGAAGGATTATGCCCCATATATTATCAATCGTTGCTTATCGGGGCACATTGATTGCATTATGTTTGCAAATGAAATGAATCTTTATCATTCTCTTCCAAAGAAGATGCAGTATGACTTTTTTATAAATAGTCTGAGGAAAAAGAAGAGATATTCTCCCTGGCTCCGACAAGATAAAATCAAAGACCTTGATTATGTCAAACGTTATTATGGTTATAGTAATGAAAAGGCAAAACAAGCTTTGAGGATTCTTACTAAAGAACAACTTAATTTTATAAAATCAAAATTTGAAACTGGAGGAACAAAATGAGTGTCGTTCAAGAACCTGAAGTAAAGTGGACGCCCGACCAAATGGTAGAAGTGATTCTAAATGAACCTGATGATTTTCTTAAGGTTCGTGAAACTTTGACCCGTATCGGAGTTGCATCGCGTAAAGAAAAGAAGATTTATCAATCCTGTCATATTCTTCATAAGCAAGGTAGATATTACCTTGTTCATTTTAAGGAACTGTTTGCCCTAGACGGCAAACACGCTAATCTTACGGTAAATGATGTTCAGCGTCGTAATCGCATTGCCCAATTGATTGCCGATTGGGGTCTTGTAACTGTTGTTGATGTTACAAAAATTCAAGATATTGCACCACTAAATCAAATCAAAGTTCTTTCTTATAAGGACAAGGGTGAATGGATTTTAGAAACCAAATATAATATTGGTGCAAAGAAAAAACGCACAGACGAGGAAACCGAATAATAAAGTAGGGAGTTCAACACTCCCTTTTTTATGCTTTCTGTTATAATTATATAAGGATGCCGAAAGGGTCCATAAAACACAAACTCGCTTACAAAGGAGCTACCATAATGACTAATCTCACAAGGTATACTGCTGCAGATCTTCCTACTCTGTTAGATAAGATCACGCGCAATAGTATTGGAATGGATGAATATTTTGATCGCCTTTTCAATCTTCATGAAACTACAACAAACTATCCGCCATATAATCTAATTCAAATAAATAATGTCGAATCTCATCTTGAAATTGCTCTTGCCGGATTTAAAAAAGGAGAAGTAAATGTCTTCACCGAGTATGGAAAACTTTTTGTCGAGGGGCAAAAATCAGATACAGAATCGGATAGGACGTTTATCCACAAGGGTTTGGCTCAACGAAGTTTCAAAAGGGCATGGACTTTATCAGACGACACAGAAGTCCGAGAAGTCACCTTTGAAGATGGACTACTTAACATTCGATTAGGAAAGATTGTCCCAGAACATCATTCACGTAAAGATTATCTATAAATATAATTGAATATCGTTGCCGCGAGGGGGGACTGGCAAAATCCAGTTGACACCCCTCATTTTTTTTGCTATAATACTTAGAGTGTTTGATGTGTAATTTAAAAATGTCTGTAAAATTAGCATTGTTAAAATCTGGTGAAATGCTTATTTGTGATGCTAAGGAGTTAGTTTCTGAAGAAAAAATTGTAAGCTATTTGTTCACTAGACCACATAAAGTTAAGGTCAATACTCCAGTTTTATTAAAAGAAGATCTTGAACCAGATACTAGTGGTAAAACTGTAGAAATAACTCTGTCTCCATGGATTCTTTTGTCTGTGGAAGAACAAATTCCAGTTCCTACTGATTGGGTTGTGACATTGGTTGATCCAGTCGAAGATCTGAAAAAAATGTATGAGGATAAAGTAAATGAATCAGCAGATTAAGTGTATTATTTTAAATGTAGATACTGTTTTAATTACCGAAATTCAAGAATTGATGGTTGATATTGGAGAACCTGATTGTAAACTAATTAATCCATTTGAATACACTGATGATCATGAATTAGTTATTTGGCCCTCTACGACAGATCAAAGGGAGATTATGATTAAATCTGATGATATTCTTACTATAGTAGAACCTAAAAGAGAAATTATTGAAAAATATTTGGAGTTAGTAAATAACTAAAATATTAACTTGAAATTTAAACTTTGTCATTCAAAGGTAACTGATGAAATTTTACACCAATGTACAGATGGTAGGTGATAATTTTCTCGTTCGTGGTTATGAAGATGGAAAACACTTTATGACCCGCGAAAAATTTTCTCCTACTCTTTTTGTCCCCGCTAAAAAGAAAACTAAATATACTACTCTTCAGGGGGAATATGTTGAAGCAATTCAACCAGGATCTGTAAGAGATTGTAGAGAATTCATCAAAAAATATGATAGTGTAGATGGATTTAAAATTTACGGAAACGATAAGTACATCTATCAATATATTTCCGAAAAATATCCAGAAAATGAAATTAAGTTTGATATTGGTAAAATCAAACTAACTACTATTGACATTGAGGTTGCATCTGAAAATGGATTCCCCGATGTAGAAAACGCTGCCGAAGAGATATTACTTATTACTCTTCAAGATTATAATACAAAGCACATTCGTACTTGGGGTCAAGG